ATGGCCTGAGCGGCTGTGATGGTGCCATCCGCCGACCTGGCGCCCCGAATGGCAATATGTTGCTCGCTTTGATCGGCGACATGACTGTTGACGATAAAGGCTTCGTCATCATTGTAATTCCGGGCGATGATCAGTTTGCTCTGATCGACGCGCTGTTGATCGAGGTCATTGTCATAGACCGTTTGCTGGGAATCCGCATGGCGTGCCATGCGCCACATCGACTGGTCAACCACGCCGTTGATCGCGCCAAGCGCCAGCTTCGCGGCCTCGGGCGTTTTTGCGCTGGACAAGGCATCTTGCTTCAATCGATTGACCTGCATCGCGATCGCCGGCATGCCGGTTGCGGCTGGCTGTCCGCTGAGGCCATAGAAGCTCTGTTCGAGATCCTGCGGATGAGCCTGGAACATCACCCCGCATCTGTAACGCGGCCCGCTCGCGCCTCGGCCTAGCGTCAACAGACCTATCTCCATAAACCCCTCTGTGGCAGATACTGATCAGAATGTCAGGCCAACACTGCCTTGTCGTCAAGGATCGACATCGTCGCCCCCACCCCAATCTTCCAGGGTAGCAATCGACTTGATACGACCAAGCCGATCAAAACGTAGCTGGACACCCCAGGTACCCCCGTTACTGCCGCGCAGACAAAAAGTTGTTTCCGCAACCGGTTCGACTGCATAAGGTCCGTTAAGGGATGGCTGAGAGAACGTCCATTCAGGGAAGTCTTTCGGAAGCTTTTTCAGCTTACGAAAGACGTTGGCATACGAGTCACCTGGAATGATGCCAGCCAAGAGATGGCCGTGATATTTAGAAAGATCCAAGACTTCCTGCTTATACATCAGAAATGGTCCCGAAGTATCCGCAGCGCCAACACTAATGAAGCTATAGGTCACGCCATCCATATCCGTGAAGCGGCAGAATCCATCGCGGCCAGTTTCATCCACAAATTGACTGGCGGACTTTGAAATCTCCATGCCACGCCATTGCTTATCCCAAGCATCCAGACATTCCGCCCAACGTTGTCCAATACCGGGGATGGATCGCAGATCGCCACCCATCGGGACACGACCGAGCGCATATTTGTCGCTGGTATCATCAAAGTATTTCTTGCAGCCAACATCATCGGCCATGACATGGCCGACTGGAGAGCAAATCAGGAGCGCCATATAAATGGCCACATAGCGTCGAAGCTGCTTCATCTTTTTAGCTGTATCTTTATAGCTTTTCACCATCTATGGTAATCCCAGATCCACGAAAAAGATAGAGTGGATGAATCGTTGTCCGGTTGTCTTTCTTTTGACCATAGTTGTCGTCAACGACACTACTGTAGCGGGTCTCAAAATGCAGGTGAGACGCCGCTCGTCCGACATTCCCTGTCGTCCCCACTTCGCCGATCTTCTGGCCAGCTTTGACGAATTGTCCCTCCATGACGGGAGATACATATTTACCCGAGGCATCCTTGATCGACCGCAAATGCGCATAGACAGTGAGCGTGCCATCGGTATGTTGAATGACGACTTGATTGCCATATCCTTTATCCGAAGCGTCTTTATAGATGACGGTTCCATCCTTGACAGCCAGGACTGGCGTTCCGATGGGTGCCGCAAAGTCCACCCCTTCGTGCCTTTTTTCGCCTGAATCCCGGACGTAGCCAAAATGCCCGTCACCCTGTTTCACCTCTTTGTTTATCGGATTAATTCTAAGATCAATCGGCAACGGTGATGACTGGGCCTGCTTTATTGTCCCGTTACGAATTGCCGCCTCAGCTCTGCTCGCATTCGGCCCCATCGCCATGGCCTCACCGGTATATTTCGGCTCCCAGCCACCCTCGGGATATTGCAAAGCCTTGGCGTCGCGATCTTCCTTGCTCAGCGATTGTTTGGCAGGGCCTGGTTCAGCGGCGATTGGCAACAGCGCTTTTTGCTCCGGTGACAGCCCCGAGGGACCGGCAGCGATTGGCGACAAGGCCAGCCTTTCTGCCGAAGGCGCCGACGGCGCAGCAGCGATTGGAGACATTGCGGCTGGCGGTATCCCAGCACCAATCTCCTGATCGTCAGCGCTGCGATGCAGCACCCTATCAGCGTTGCGATAGCTGCCGCCCGATGTCGGCATACCGCTTGGCGGTGTCTGGACACCCGCGCTGACGCGCTCGGTCTCGCTGCTCAGCTGGCTTTGAAACTGCACGGCATGAAGTTGCTGATCAACCGAAACCCGGTCAGCCGGCAGCAATTCACCGCCATATTTCGCATACAGTTTCTTGGCAAAGGGCAGGTCCTTCTGCGTCAGGGCACCGCCGATCCTGGCGGCGATCATTTCGCTCATCGTCGATAGCCGCGCCGCATCGGCGGCGGCGATGGCCTGAGCGGCTGTGATAGTGCCATCCGCCGACCTGGCGCCCCGAATGGCAATATGTTGCTCGCTTTGATCGGCGACATGACTGTTGATGATAAACGCTTCGTCATCATTGTAATTCCGGGCGATGATCAGTTTGCTCTGATCGACGCGCTGTTGATCGAGGTCATTGTCATAGACCGTCTGCTGGGAATCCGCATGGCGTGCAATGCGCCACATCGACTGGTCAATCACGCCGTTGATCGCGCCAAGCGCCAGCTTCGCGGCCTCGGGCGTTTTGGCGCCGGACAAGGCATCTTGCTTCAATCGATTGACTTGCATCGCGATCGCCGGCATGCCGGTTGCGGCTGGCTGCCCGCTGAGGCCATAGAAGCTCTGTTCGATATCCTGCATTTTGGCCTGGAACCGGGTGGTCACATCGACCGCGTCACTGGTATCCGCTTCCTTCTGCCGTTTTTGCTCCTCCGCGGCATAGGTCTCAATGGCGCTCGACGCCTTGCCCAGCGACTCTCCTAGCGTCTGCATTGACTTGCCGACCTCGCTGCCGAAATCTTCCGCCGTTGCCTTCACGGTAAAATAAGGCGTGTTGGCTGCGGCGGCCTTCACGGTTTGCTCATTGACTCCAGGAATCACCGGCATCTACTTTCTCTCTTCCACTGGGTACTGCATGATGTGATCAAGCAATCGGCTTCTCGGGCTGTGGGGTGGCCGTTGGCCGCTTGGAATAAGCGTCGAAGCCACTCGACAACCCGCCCAGCAAGGATGACCCGGCATTGAAGTAACTCGCCGTCCGGGCGGCGCGGCCCTGCATTTTCTGCAACTGGCTATCTGCCTGGAAGTTCATCCCCTGCACTTGATATTGCCGCGCTTCCAGGGCGGCGTTGCGACGGATCGTCAGGGCGTCCAGCTCACCGGTGCCGGCGATATCGCTCACCACATCCAGCGCACTGCCGCTACTAAGATCGGCACCCTGCGCCGCCAGGCTGGCGCGCTGCTGGCCCATCAGCATCTGCGTCTTCTTGCGCTGCTGCTGTTCCTCGGCGGCGCCCCGATCAAGCGCATCCTGGGCATTCTGCTGCGCGATCACCTGATTGTTGCGGGCGACGGCGGCATTGTATTTCGCCTGCTGGGACTGGGCCTGGCCTTGCTGAATGGCGCCGACGGCCGAGACAGCGCTGGCGGCGACGGTCGCGGCGATTGAAATGGCGGTCGCGGTCGATACACCTGTCATCTCAGGCTTCCGTGGTTATGAGACTGTTGATATTCGCCGGGCGCCGCGACAACAGCGCGTCGGTCTCGTCTGTGAAGGCCGCCTCGGCCTCGGCGACTGTGCGCGCCCTTGTGGCGAACAGCATCGTCATATCGCTATCTTCCAGCGCCACGAAAGACTGCTTGCGCCCGGCGGCAGCCTGCAGGACGTGATATCCGCTGATCTCCCTGGCACCGCCCTCGCTATACATCAGCACCTTGCCGCTGACGATCAGCAGGGTCGGAATCTTGATCAACACGCCGGTGATCATCACCCCGGCCTGAATCTTGATCGTCCGCGCATAGAGGCCGGCATGCAAGACATGGGTGGTCTCGATCGGCACTTGCGGCAATTTCAGTGCCTGTGCTTCGAGTGCGCGCACCTTGGCGATGGCAGCAGAGCTCATTGGCGCGATGACATGCTCGCTTGGAACCATGTTAAGCATGGACAATCTCCCTGAAGAAGACGCGATTGGTTTCGCGATAGCCGAGGCGCGGCAGCACCCGCGCCAGCCGGCCGGTCGAAGGCGCACTGATCAGCAGCCCCGGTGAGCCGGCATCCCGTGCATGCCGCTCGGCGGCACGCAGCAACTTGAGTCCAGCCCCGGTTTTCCTGAAGGCCGCGCCGACGAAGAAGGACTCCGTCACCGTGACAGCGATGCCGTAATGCGGAATGATCGGGGTCAGCACCGCAATGAAGCCGATCAGCAAGTCGCCCAGGAACGCCCCATAGCCCTGAAAATAGCCAGATGCCTCGATCAGCCGATACGACGCGATCTTCTCATCGGGCGGCGGCAGGCCATGGATCGCCGCTTCGGCGGCATATTCGCTGGCGAGTGCAGGGAAGTTCGCATTGCATTCGATCTCCGCGATTCCGCATCTCCGTACCGCGACACTCATTGGCGGGCCCGCATTTCAAAAGGATGATGCGGCAAGCCGAACGGGCCATAGGGCGCTGCCGGTAGAATGGTAAAGCCCATCCAGTGCAGCCAGTGGATCGCCTGACCGTAGCTGGCATCAACCCAATTGGTCAGCAGATCGAAATCGCGCCGCATACGCGCGAGGAACGGCCGATGGTATTTGAGGAACGGACGCCAATGGCGATCGACCAGCCCACCGGACAGCAGCCAGGGAATCCCCGTGCCGCTCGACCGATCCGGACACGACACACCGAACATGCAAGCCGGGACATCCTCCACCAGCCAGGTCCAGGCATAGACCGAGGCCGCCAGCGACAGGGCCAGGCCCTCGCGGGCCCCAAGTCCGGCCGCCGCCCAGATCTCCTGCCGGTCGCCCTCTCGCAGCAGTGGTGCCATCGCGTCGACATGCGCGTCGCTTGCCGGCACCACGTTGAAGCGAGCGCAGGTCGCCGCTAAATCAAGCGCCAAGATCGACCTCCGGAATGGCCGCCAGGATCGTGCAGGGCAGCGGATTGTCCTGGCGGATCAGAATGCGGCCATTGCTGTTCCAGCTGGGATCGAGGATCACTCGCTCCTGGCCTGTCAGCAGGCCGATCGGCGTGCCATACATCTGCGCCCGGCGCTCCTTGACCTCCGTCAACCTGGTGTAGTCGCCGCTCTCATAGACGCCGCCCACCTTGATGCCGCGACTATTCTCCAGCTTGACGGTAACGGCTGACACCTTCTTGCGCTTACCCTGGATGGTGGGATCGCCGACATCGAGGTCCAATGTCTCCAGTTCTGCGCTATAGGGCAGACCGATGATGATCTGGCTGGCTGGGTTATCGAGCGCAATGGCACCACCACTGACCACCGCTGGCGGGAACACGTTGCCATCGCCCAGCACCCCGACCGTCTTACCCTCCAAATGGCCAAGGCCACTGACTGTGCTGGTCGGTGTGCCGCTATATTCGAGGGCGCAATCAAGAAACCAGGCATCGGCGACACCGCTGAAAAGACGGCTATGGAGCCGCTCGACATAGCGCTTCACCTGGCCATTGATCACCCGCCGAATGATGAAATAGGCGACATCCTCGCCATTCTCGGAAATCACCGCGACGCTCTCGAACAGGCCATCGGTGTCATGGCGATGCCAGCCGAAGACGTTCTGTTCCTTCATATAGGTGAAGCCGAGCAGCACGCCATCATCACGCACCGCCCAGATGATACGGAACGGCTCCTGAGCATAGCCCCATTCGACGATGCTATGACCATGGAACAGATGATCCGCCCAGACCGATCGATCCGTGCCGGTATAGCTGTCACTGGCAAATTCATAGGAAACGTCGCGCACCACGCTGCCCTTTTCCTGGATGAACAGGATGGTGTTATTGGCGGTGATCGGCTGCACATCCGAGCAGCCGTTATAGCTTTGCGGCTTGGTGAAGCAATTGACCGGCGTGATCGCGTCGCTGTTGGAACCGGCAAAGCATTTCCATTCAGCACCACTGGTCAGCAGGATCAGCACGTTCAACGATACCATATGCTTGATGGCATTGACCTGTGCCGCTACCAATGTGCGGGTGATGGCGTCATCATCCTTGGTTGGCGACGAGACATTCATGTTGCGGAAATTGCCGGTCTGGGTCGCCCAGAAGGTCTGTGGCTGCTTCACCGAATTGGCAAAGAACTTGCGCTGCTCATGATAGGCGACCGTACTGGGCCAATTATTGCCGGCGAAAGGATCGCGACCGGCCGGCGGCGTATCGCTGGTATCCGGCTTGATGAAATCATCCTTGAAGGATGTGCCAAGCGATGAGCCGATGATGCCGAATGTGCCGCTGAGTTCGCGATAGATATTGAATTTCGAGATACCGGCCTGGCTGGCCCAGGAGATGGTGATGGGCGTCGTGCTGGAAAGCGCCGCTGCCGCCGTGGTGCGGACAAAGCAAAGGGCTGCGCTCCCACCGCTGACATAGGGGCTGAATCCGGTGCTATCGAGATTGCTGTTATCAAGCTGGCGCAGCTCCGCCGTATTGCTGCCCGTCACGTTGACCAGGCAGGTCCGGCCATTGATCTCGACCATGCCGACAACATTATAGAGCTGCACTTCATCGCCGCTCACCAGATTGTGTGCCGCTGTGGTGGTGATGACCGCCGGATTGGCCCGGGTTATATTGCTGATCGAGACTGAGCTGCTGAAGCCAGGCAGGCTTTCCTCGGTGTCATCAGCATTGACCGCCGTCACCTTGTAGCGATAGGTGGTCGTACCGCTATTTGGCACCGACAGCGCCAGCCCAGCCGGACGCGCGACCTGCGGCGAGAAACTGACCGGCGTGAAGGTCCAGGCAGCGTCGCCGCTGCGACTAAGGTCCTGGGGCTGATAGCTCGAGTGACAGAAGGTCATCACATCCGCCGACTGCGTGTATTTCAGCTTCGCGAGGTCAGCGACCGCATAGGGTGTCGCGATCTGATAGATCGTGCTGGGCCCTGAGAGCACATAGCCGCCATCCTTGATGACACGCATCAGGTGATCGCCGAATTCCAGCACATAGGTGACCTGGCCATTGAACTGGAATGGGATCAGCCGGCCGCGTTTGCTGCTATCGGCGATTTCACCGATGAACTCCGTGCCGGGACGATTGCTGGCACTGCCGCCGGGATGCACGAAGAAATTGCGCATCTTGCGGGTGCCAATGCGATAGGTCGCCTGATCGACCCTGCCATAGAGCTTTGGCGACAATTCGCCGGCGGCAAAACTGGGCTGGATGACATTCTGGCTCATCTGGCGGTGATCCAATCCGGCAAGACCGCCTGCAAATGGATGCCTTCATTGGCATCGGCGGTCGCCGCTTCGCTGAGCAGAAGTCGCCATTGGCTAAGACAGGCTTGCATCAAGGTGGTGCTACCGGTCAGCGGAATCGCCAATTGCGCGCCGCAGGCCCAGGACAAGGCGCTGACGAAGCCAGCGGGAAACAAAGCGGTGTTGCTGATCCGCTTGGTGTAATAGGCCAAGGCCTGCGGTTGATCGCAATAGACCACCTTGAGATCATTGCCTTGAGTATCGAGATCGATCGCCGCCTCATATGGCACCGGCGGTACCGCCGCGTTGCTGATATCGAGGCTGCTGATGGCGCCTGCCCCACTGGAAACTGGCGCCGTCCCCAAGAAGGCGCTGTTCAGATCGATGGACAAGGGCTGGAAGAGGCCGCGAATCTTCAGGCAATCACTGGGATAAGCATAACGATATTGCCAGTCGATCGGCGGCGATCCGAGATCGGCGAGATAGCGCCTGGCCCGGGCAAAGCCCCAATCCACCGCCTCCAGCGTCTCGTCCCGCGCCTGCTCATAGATGGTGTTGAAGCCGCGCGCCTCCGGCGAATCTTCAGCCAGATCGGCAATGCTCGATCGTGTCCCGATGCGCGACAGTGACAGATTGGCGATGGCGATCAGATCTGCCATGGGGTCCCTTCCGGCTACTTTTTCGACTTGTTCTTCACGGCGGTCACCACCGGTGCCGCTATGGGCTCACGCGGCCCGGTCTTCATATTTGGTTTCATTGCGACAGCCGGTAGTTGATGGTGCCGCTGGTAAAGGCTGTGCAGTTCAAGCGGTAGAGAACCGACCGTTCCGGCTCGCTGATGCTGAGGCTGGTCGCTGCAGTGAAGGTTGCGGCGGTGCCGCTGGTATCGCGGGCGACAGCGATGAAGGTGGTGCCGCCATCAAAGCTGCGTTCGACGGCGACGGTGCCGACAAAGGTCCCCCAAAGCGCAATGTTGAAGTCGCCCAACAAGGCGCGCGGCGTTGCGGTTCCGGTCGCGGTGAAGCTGCCGGTCAAGACTTCGACGGCTTCTTCATTGGCAGTCGTGTTGCGTTTTCCCATGGATCAAACCTCAAAGAAGATCGAGTGGCGTTGCTTCTTCGCCGTCCGGATCAACCAGGTCGGCGTCGACAGCGTTGCGGGCTTCCGCCGCCTTGACAGCCTTGCGCGCCGCTGCATCCAGCGGCAGCAGATTGTTGCCGGGCACGCCGTCAAAATCGATTTCGCTGTCCGGCTCGCTCAAGCGGTCGCCGATAAAAGACAATTCCAGAACGCGATAGCGCGCCATCTGCCATATCTCCTGTAGATGAAAGTCGAATATCAGGCCCCTGGCGCCGCCCGCGACCTGGTCGAAGCCGTCACCGATGGTGGCGCGCGCGTTTGGCGATGCACGCGCCACCTAATCGTTGAACGTCGTCTTCGGCTGTGACTGCCTGAACGACAGCCAGCGAAAGTCAGGTCTTAGAAGGCGCTGACATTGAGGCCTTCCGGATAGCCGATATTGGCCTGCAGGTCATAGACCAGGCCGGCGCTCACGGTGCCGGCAGTGAAGGTACCGACCAATGTGTAGATCAGGCCGAGATATCGCAATGGCAGGCCGGACGGATTGATCGGCACATAGCCGCGAAAGATCTGAAAGCCAGGGTTCTGCAGCGACGCCAAGGGAATCGCTGCGGTCTGGAACAAGGTGGTCGGCGTCGTCAGGCCGGGTGCCGCCGATGTCACCAATGCCATCTGCAGCGAGGTGCCACCGGTGAAGCCGGTCACCACTTGGGCAAACAGCGACAATTCCTCGCCGGCCCCGATGTCGCGATTGGCCGAGAGATCGATGACATTGGCCGAATTATACGTGCCGGCGGCAAGTGCCAGCGATTGCTGGTTGGAAAGAAGGTTGGTACTGTCCAAAATCATGGGAGGTATCCTTTCAGCGGGATCCGATGGAGAGCGACCTAAGAATGGTCGCTCTCGTTGATGGGGCGATCGTCAGGAGACCTTCGCTTCAGTATTGAGAAGCTGATCGCAGAGCCGGATCGGAATGCCGCGGAACGCCGTCAGCGGATTACCCTGGGCGTCTTCCACGGTATGGAAGCCGAGCGTCGGCTTTTCCGTCTGCTGGATATCGGCCCAGGTCTTAACCGCGCGATTGACATAGAAGACCGGTCGCCCCAGCTTCAGGCTCGGCACCTTGGAAATGGCCCGGATGAAGAAGCGCTGCAGGTTGACCGGCGATCCGGATTGCAGGCCGCCGGCGGCGTTGGAGGTGTCGATATTGGCAATGCGCACGGCAAAGCGCCAATCGCGCACCGTCAGGCCGCATTTCCACTGGTACTTGGTCTGATAGGCCTGGTATTTGCCGCCAGTGCCATCGTCGATCGGCGCTGGGGTCGAGACATCCTCATGAGTGAGGCCGGCTTTCGTCTTCTTCGGATAGATGCCGTGGATCGTGCGCTTGCCCCAGACCACCAGCCAGACGCTGGTATTGCTGGAACCGGTGCCGCCGGCATCGAGCACGTTATTCGCCGTCTGGGCATTGGCGACCTGAGTGGTGTTGTAACGTGGCGCCAATCCCTGGAAGCGCTCCGGTGTCGCGGCGATATTGCCGTAGAACAGGGTCTGAACCATCTGCTGGTTCATGCCTTCCAGGAAGGCCTCGTCTTCCGACAAGCGGAAATCGCTGGCATTGCCATTGAGATCGGCGAGATCCTTATCGACGATGCTGTAGGTCTCCAGCATGCCGCAGGTATCCGTGATCTGCGCTGTCGTCGACTTCTGCGGCTGTGCGCCCTGGTAAAGCAAACGCCAGGTTGCCTGCGGCAGGCCGGTGCGGATCGTCGTCAGATGGCCGGTCGGTAGATTGCCTTCGACCCAGACCATATCGTCCAGCACCTCATTGGTCTGTGTCAGGATGTCGATCACATCCGCGATCTTGTCGTCAGCGGTCATCCGCTTTGCAAGATCCGTAATACTCAAATATTGACCACCGATGGTCGCCATGAATCACTCCTGTTGATGTGTGGCTGAAGCCAGCTTCAAAGATAACGCTGCGACTAGTCGCGCGGCTTCAGCGGGTCGTTGGGATAGAGGCGGTCGGCACGGCTTCGGCTTTCATGAGCGACACCGCGCCCCAGCACCAAAGCATCTTCCGAGATCGCCTTGCCAATGCGGATGAAGGCGCGAATGACATCGGGATGGTTGCCGGCCCCGCTGGCATTCAAGGCCTGCCTGAGCGCGTCACCGCCGAAGCGATCGACCGCTTTGGCAGCAACGGCCAGATTGGCCGCCAGGCGCGGGCCGCCGATTTCCCGGTCGGTCTTGACGGCTTCCTGCCATTCACGTTGGGTTTCCGCCCAGAGGCGATAAGGCGCCTCGACGGCTTCCTGCATGCGGGCGGTATAGAGATCGATATAGCTTTGCGCGCGCTCCTGGCTCAGGCCATCGGCGGCGAAAAGCTGCTTGGCCGCATCCAGCGACGATGCATCGACCTCAATGCCATCCGGCAGGGTAAAATCCGCGTAACTCGTACCGGTTTGATCGGCCACCCCATCGGCGGCGGGCTCTGCCCCGGCATCGTCTTGCGGTTGCCCGGCCCCTTGTTGCAACGCCGCCGCATGATCGGCGCTGCCCTCGGATAAGCCAAGCATCGTCTGGCTACGGGCGACCGCTTCGGTGGACTGCGCGGTTTGTGTATCAGACATGGGATTGATCCTTTCGTGCCTCTTTGGTCATGGTGACGTAGAGATCCGGGCAGAGACGATTGATCTGCTCCAGGACCCAGAGCCCGATCTGTCGCTTGCCTTCGTTCATGAAGGTGTAGCTGTTGCCGGTCATGATCGGCTGAAACACCTGGGCTTCCGCCAGCAATCGCCAGATGAAGGCGCGAAAGTCGCGCTGCTCCATCAAGGCCTTGAAGGCTTCCGCCTCGGCACGCTCCTGGCGGCGGATCTTGTCCTTGCGCTCGCCGACCTGGCCGGCATCGCCGAGATCGCTGATCTCCGTCATTGACCAACGCCCCCTGGACCAACGCCGGGCTTCATACCGCCCAGCATGCCGGCCACCCGGTCGAGCGCCGAGCCATCACCGCCGAGCTTCGTCTCGGACAGTGTCTTGGCGCCCTGGATCGCCTGCTGTGTCGCCATCATCGCCTGCTGCTGCTGCATCGCCTGGGCGCGCGCCGCACGTGTCTGCTGCACCTGATCGCTGCCAAGAACAATGCGCGGCGAGATGCCAAGCGCGTCGCCATATTCATCGACCGCCGCATCGAAATCGATCTTGTCGATCACCTCCGGCTTGGCGCCGGCCAGATTGCCGACAAAGCTGGCGATGCGCTCGATGCTGCCGGTTTCCGCCGCCTTCTGCGCCTGGGCCAGGGTCGAGATGTAATCGATATCCAGTGCCTGGCCGCGCAATTCCTGCGGTGGCTCGGGCAACAGGCCGTTCGCTAGCATGATATTGAAGATGCGATCGATCGCCGGATCCAGTAATTCGTCATGCAGGCGCTCGAGCACCGGCCCCAGCATCAACAGCTTCTCCTGCTTGCGCTCGATGATCTCTGTGGCCGATCGCACATCATCCAATTGCGAGATCATCAGGAAGAGATCGGCAAAGAACGCCTGATTGATCTGATTTCGGATATCCTCGATATCGGCCCTCAGCTCACCGAGCTGGATATTGACCTGATAGGCTGGCGCAAATCCGGCCTGGCTGCTGTTATTGGGCGTATAGGTGATGCCGCCCGGCAAGACCGACATTTCCTGATTTTTCATCTGCACATTGGCGATCATCGGCGGATTGACCTGCTTGGCGATGCCTTGTGCCTTTTGCTTCTGCTCGAATTGCAATTGCCGCACGAAGGGCAGAGCATCCATGCCCGGCGACCGGCCATAGGTCTCCGCGCCAGCGAGATGCCAGCGCGCTGCCTGGAACGGCCGCTCCTTGAAGCCGCTGATACTGAGCGCCCAATCGCAACCCTGTTCCCAATAGACAGAGCGATACGGCATGTTGCCGTTATCGACGAAGCCGATCACCCGCTTGTCATTGGGCTCGATGGCGTGGCAGACTCGATGTTCCTCGTCCAGCTGACCATCGCGATAGCGCTGCTGCACCTGTTCGGAACAGTTTTCCAGGCCGAATTTCGCCACCATGCCAGCAACCGTCATGGTGAAGTCACGGTAGAGCGTATCGACCGTCAGGCGATGATCATGAGCAATCAGGTAGTCGCCTGCCGTCAGCGGATAACATCGGATGACGTCGCTGTCGTCTTCGAGGATCAGATTGACCGCCGTGCCGAAAACCGACAATTCCTCATAGAGTGTCGCGAAGGCATTGTAGAAATTCGACTTCGCCATCACCCGCAGCATGCGCTTGCGGACTTCGTCCAGCCATAATTTGACCGGCGCATAATCCGCCAGCTTGGGATCCGGCAGGCTCAGGCGAAACCAGGGACGCGCTGGCGAGGTGATGCCGGACATCAATCCCGAGGCGCAGATCCTGGCGGCGATTGTACCGGTGCTGTCGATGATGCGCTGGTTCTTCTTGGCCCCGCGGCTGGTATCGAGTTGGCTATTGATCATGGCGCGGCCGCGGCGCGGCAGGATGACATCGCTGAGATCTTGCCAATGCGCGAGATAGCCACGACGCTCTTCTTCCAGGGCTGCCTTGCGCCGGGACAATTGCTGCAGCAAGGCGCATTGTTGTTCTTCCCGTGCATCTCCCCGGCCGGCTGTGCCGCCGTGCTGGCCCATGCGGGACATGCCAGTGGATCGCCCAGTGGATCGCCCAGTGGATAGCTTGGTCTCGCTGCGTTGATAGCCTTGGCTGTCGTTCATCTGCGGATCATTTTTCCTGTTAGCTTGCAATGACTGCGGCATGCAAAGAAAGTGGCTCCCTCATCCCGCTGCTGCCATGACGGCGCAGCCGATCAGGGGGAGGCATCATCGTGACCCGGTCCATCCCGGCGAATGCCGGTCGGGGAGACGGAACGCGGATCGGGATGAGGGAGCCTGCAGCACCGGCGAGCCGGCGCTGACATGTCATGCGTCAAATGGTTCTGGTTGATCGCAACGCTTGGATACCCGGTCGGGCAGACATCGCGTCATTGCCCGAGCAGCGTCTTGCCTGTGGGTGCCGTGCTGCCGAGCCCCTGCCCGTTCGTCACGATCGTGCTGGCGGCCCCCCGTGCGGCCAAGGCACGGGCGCGGGCGTCATTGCGTGCCTTCACCACGGCATCGTCCTGTTCCTGTGGCACCGGTGGCGGTGGTGGCGGCGGGGCTGGCGGTTTTGGGGCTGAGGCACCCATGCACATGCGGCAGTTCCTTTCCCGGCAGAAGGTCAATACGTTGTGTATTTCTCAATAATAGCCGATCATTTTGATTATATCAACAAATAACTCAAGGCTTGGCTTTTTCGCAATCCCTTGCCTACGGCAACCCGGCTCCGGTTCCCGACACCATGGGAAATCGCCCTGGCCGCGCGGGACCGTCTGCAGAATGCGTGACGATCCATCCCGCCCCGGCATCTCGACCGAACGATTATCGGCTGTATCTCCGCAAGGTACCGCTTGTCAGCTTGTTGGTGCGCCGGGGATGTGACGATGATGGATTGCTGACGTCGTTCGCCATCGCCAACAATCTTCCCGCCACACATGCAACGCCCCACGCGTCGAAACGCCGATGCGATCATTTGCCGGCATCGTCACATTGCCAGGACTTGACCCGCGTGCTTGAGTGACACTTAACTCGTGTCAGCACGATGATCGAGGAATATGCGTTTGAGAGGGGGCTCATCATGCGCTTCGCCACAGATCGCCGCGAAGACAAGTTTGTCATCGCCGCTCATCTGCGCCACGGGCTGGCGCGTCAATATCTGCGTCGGATATACGCGCTTCTATGGTTGGCGCTTGCCCTTGTGTCCGGTGTCACGGCACCGCTATCGGCTGCCCGCGCCGCTGCAAAATTGCCCGAGCTTGATGCCGCCCTGGCGGCGCAGGTCAGCGACCAGGCGCGCAAGGATTGGAATCCGGATGCCGTGCTGGTGCAGATCAGCGTCACTGCAACTGGCGACGGCGCTGCCGATGGCACGCTCAGTTCGACGCCTGTCAGTTTTATCTTTCGCGCCGGCAGCAAGGCCTATCAGATGACGATGAGCCGCTATGGCGAGTTCCTCGGTGCCCAGGCACCGGTACCGCGTGATGCACAGGAAGCGATACCGGTCACCTTCATCAGCCTCAAGAACGCCTTGACCCTGGCTCGCGCCAAAGGCTTCACCCAGGCGGGCAATCTGCATCCGGTTCTGCAATCCTTCATCAGTACCGATGGCCTGCGGAAGATCGGCTGGCTCTTCGCCGCACCTGGCGATCCAATCGAGAAACAGATATTTGTTACGGCTGACGGCCATCAAGCCGGCAGCGTCAAGCGGATTCTCGGGACATTGCGCCAATAAATCCGTGCAAAATCACATATCGGCGTATGCATATCTGGCGTTGCCGCCGCCGATATTTGGCTTGATTTGCACCACAGTACGGCCATGATTCGAGACCAGCATATCGCTTGCCGCGCGATCAAAGCATTGGCGCCGCCAGATCACGTCCCGGCACCGCCTGCGGCACCAAGC